CTGGATACGCACCAGGAAGGTCTCGCGGGCAAGGTAGGTCATCATACGCTCCTATGATGATACGGGCGGCTGCGTGGCGAGGGAGCGTCGCCACGCGAGCCAGCCCCGGCGGATCAGGCGCAGGCGCTAGGGGTGCTGGAAGGTGATCGCGCCACCGGCCCGCATATCAAATGCGGCGGTGACGAGGTTCTGCACATCCAGCGGCAGCGAGGTCAGGGCCAGGTAGACCGTGCCGTAGAAGTACACGTTGGTCACGCCCGCCCCGATGCCGGGGTAGCCATAAAATTTGACCGGCGTCCCCTCCTGGGCGGCGTCAATGAGCACGAACTGCTGGGCCGCCACCGCGTTGGTGTCCTGGTAGAACAGCTGGAGGCTGCCCGAGAAATCGGGCAGCCCGGGGACATACGTCTTGGTCACGTCGCCCTGGCCCGTGTCCTCTTGGAAGTCCACGCCGGTCTGCACTTCCCAATTCGATACCGCCGTCCCGTTGGACGCGATCTTCAGGATGGGCGAGGCGTTGGTGATGCCGAGGTAGATGCGGGCATTGCGCCCATGAAGCGTGCCGGAGTTTGGCATAGTCTAGGTCTCCTGTGCGGGCTTGTGGGCCACGGCGTACACATCGCCGACGGCGGGGGCATGCGAGACATGCGCGTCTACGAACCCGGCGGCCTTCAGCCAGCGGCGCAGATCGGCGGGGGGGATATTGGCGTAGTGCTCGTCACTGCGCTGCGCGCCGCCGTCGTTGCCGTGCGGGGCGCGCTCGGGCGCGGCGGCGGTAAAGATGAGCACGCCGCCGGGGCGCAGGCAGCGGTACGCGGCGGCCACGAGGCCCGCCGGGTCGGGGTCGTGCTCGGCGGCCTCGGTGGAGACCACGACGTGCGCCAGCCGCGCGGGCATGTAGTCCTGCGCGCGGGCCGTCACGTCCACGCCCGGCCCGCTGCGCGCGTCCAGGCCGGTATAGGACGCGGCATGCGCGAACAGCCCGCGCACGCTGCCGTTCACATCGTAGCTGCCAAGCTCAAGCACATGCGGGCGCTTGAGCGCCAGCCCCTCCACGGTCTGCTGCACAAAGGCGTAGGCTTCGGCGTGCATTAGGCGGCCTGCTTTCGCTGCGCGGCGTTCGCCACGACGTTGAGGATATCAGCGGCGCGCGCGTGCCAGGTGTGGCCCTGCACCGCTTGGCGCTGCTGCATAGACAGCGCCGTCCGCGCGCCGGGGTAGCGTAGGTAGAAGCGGATCTGGCGCTCCAGGTCGGCGCTGTCGCCCGCCCGGTACGTGGGCACGCTCTTGCCAAACAGGGCCGCCAACTCAGGGCGGCTGTCATCGCACAGCTGAAAGCCCCCGCACGCCGCGATCTCAAACGCGCGCGGCCCGAGCGACTGCGCGGCGGTGATGTGCTGCCCGCTGCCGTACTCGGCGGTGGTGCGGTGGTGGTTGAGGCAGATGCGGGCGCTGCGATACCAGCCGGCCGCATCGGCGTTTGCCGCGATGCCCTGCCACGGGTCAACCTCGCCCGCGATCACCTGTGCGGGCGTCATGGTCTCGTGCTCAGGCAGCTGCCAGAGCGACCCCTGTACCTCCCGCGTGATGCCCCGCCAGTCCACCCCGTCAAGCAGGGCGCGGCGCTCAGGGAAGGCCGTGCCGACAAAGTACAGGTCAACCAGCTGGGCGGGATCGGCGGGGCCGGGGTAGTGCGTGGCCGGGTTGAACGCGTGGGGCACGTAGTGGACGCTCGGATGCGCGCCGAACAGCGGCACCGCGATCCGCTCGTGGGTAAACACGTGGTCGTAGAGCGGCGCGATCTCCTGCTCTACCGCGCTGTAGGGCGACTCGGTGCAGAGCAGAGCCGTAGGGATGCCGAGCGTGCGCAGGCCAAGCGGCACGCTCCAGTGGAGCTTAAGCCCCGTTACCACGATAGCGGCGTCGGGCTGGGTGACGACCGCCTGTGCGATGATGCGCGGCGCCGCCAGCGCAAAGGCATCGGACGCCCACGCGGGCACGCCCGCGACGTAGGTCGTGAGCAGGTGCGTAGCCGTGCTGAATACCTCTAGGCCGATGTCGAGCCGCGCCTCGATCACGGTGCAGCCGCTGGCGCGCAGCCCCGCGCACAGGCCGGTGTACACGTCCGCCGTGCTAAAGCTATCGCCGGGATGGACTACCAGCACCTTCATAGATCGCCCTCGCACGCCACCATGAGCGTAATCTGCTGCAGGACATGCGTTGGGGCGCCGTTGCGCGCCATGCGAGTGAGCGCCGCCGACGTGCGCAGGATGGTCATGTCCACCACGCCCGCCACGCCTGCGAGCCGGTCCGCGCGTAGCGAGTCCTTGAGCGCCTCGGTGGTGGCCTTGAGGTCGCCAATGATTGCTGCCTCGCCCGCCTCGCCCGTGCCGGTGGCGCGCACCACCGAGATGCGGATCTGGTGGCGCTCCTGGTAGTTGCCCTGGGTGCCGTAGCCGTCAAGGCGATCCCCCTCCAGGGTGTCGCCGCCCATCTCTACCACGAGGCTGAGATCGTCGGCGTCAATCACCTGCCAGTTATCGCGGCTGCTGTTGTCGCTGCGGAACGCGATGCCGCTGGCGTAGGCGCGGCAGCGGGCAAGCACGGCGGCCTCGACAAGTAAATAGGTGCTCATGCGCCCTCGTAGACACGGATCATCGCACCCGCCAGCGCCTGGCCCGCCTGATCGACCTGGCGCTGCATGGTGCGCCGGGTGCGCGCCGGGTAGTCATTGGCCGCCGCTGGCCCCACACGCGAGCGAAAAAACACCACGCCCCGGATCACGAAGCGCAGCGCCCGCCCGCGCGGGGCGATGATGGGACCGCGCCCGCGCAGCACGTAGCGCAAATGCGGCGTGGTGTTCGTGATGCGATACTCGGCATCACGCGGGCCGTAGCGCTCCTGGGTGCGATAGCCCGCGCGCAGCCGCCCTGGCGCCTCGCCCGTGCCGAGCGGCGTGTCGGCAAGCAGCTGCGCCTCATACGCGGTGCCGAGCCCGCGTAGCACCGTCTGCGCGGCGGTGGTGTAGGCAGCCTCAAACGCCGTTAAGTCGGCGGTGCTTCCCGGTGTGCCGCTGATCGCCAGGCTGTAGATCGGGATGCTCATCGCGGGATGCTCATCGGCTAAACTCGTCGGTGCTGCTCGTGTCGCGGTAGGCGACGGGGATGAACTGGAGCCCCGCCGACGCGCCCGGCGTGGGCAGCGTGGGCACGCCGAGCCCGGCAAGGGCGCCGCCGTTTATCCACGCCTCGGCCTTGTGGAACTCGCGGGCGAACCAGACCTCGCGCCGATCCTCGTCGTCGCTGCTGTAGCCGCCCGTGCGCTGGGCGGCCTCGGCGTCTGAGGCGGCGCCGTAGTTGGCAAAGCGCCCGAGCACCGCCACGGCCTCGGGATAGCTGGCGATGAGCACGGGGGTGACGTAGCCCGCCGCCGCAATCCAGCCCGTGAGCTGGGCCGCGCGCGCCGTCAGCCAATCTTCTACATCGGCAAGCCGGGGGTGGTTTTCGCCGCCCCCATAGCGGATGTGGCGGGTCAAGCCCTCCACGCCCGCCACGCTGCCGTATGGGCCGCTGTAGGCCACGGGCTAGCCCCTTGCCTTGACAGGCACCACCGTAGGAGTGGGCGTGACGGGCACCGTAGGAGCCAGCAAGGCGGGAGTCTCTGTGGGCGTGACGGGCTTCTCAGGCGCAGGCAGGGGGCGCCCGTTGGCGTCCACCCACTGCCCTGCCACCAGATAGCGCCCGCCGGGGGTCGTGTCAGCCATGTGCTACTCCTATGCTCCGCTAAACGTGGGCGCCACGTAGGCCGAGGCCGAGGCCGCGTAGTAGAGCACCGCACCGTTGGTGCGCGTCCACGCGCCGAACCCGAAGTAGCTGTCCATCACATCGGCGTAGAGCGGGTAGTCGCTTAACGTCGCCACGATGCGCAGGCCACGAATGGCCGCCACCGGGTGCTGGCGGTAGACCAGCGGCTTCATGTCGCTCCCGGCGTCGTAGACAAACGCGTAGTTGTTCGGCACCCAGGAGCGCACCCAGACCTCGGCGGCGCCGAAGATGCCGATGGCCCGGTTGTCGATGCGCGTGATGTCCAGGCGCGCACCGGGCTGGTTCGCCTGCGTCCCCAGGTTCAGGCGCGGGTCAGTGTAGGCCACAAAGCCCACAAGCGCCCGCACGGCAGTCTCGGCGGCGCGGTTGATGTTCAGCCGTACCTGCGCGCCGTGGCCGTGCTCGATCACGTCCTCAATCAGTGCCGTCAGCGCCACCGCCGTGGGCGCGGCGCCGTCCAGGAAGTCGTAGTGGGTATGGCTGCTGGCGGTGAACGTCTCGCCGTTGGGGCCGTTGGGGATAGCGGCGCTATCGGCGTTGACCAGGCGCTTGACCGCAAGGTTGATGTTGGGCGCCATGAACTGATCGACAATCGTGTAGTTCGTAGCGCCGAAAACAGCCCGCTGGAGCTCGCGGCGAATGGCCCGCGTGTGCATGGACTGGATGGCGATCATGCTGTTCGCCATCTGCGCGGGCGTCGCCTGGAGCATGTAGTCATACGTCCAGCCGATATTCTTCACGAACTTCTGTAGCGGGAACCCGACGTTCGACCCCGCGCCCGCCTTGAACGTGACGCCCCGGTCGTACTCGTCGCTCGGCAGCATCTCGCCGTCGGCGCTGGCGCCGTAGATGCGCTCGCGCTCAGTCGTGACGGCGGCTAGGTCGGTGACCATCGCGTCAACGACGGCGTTGTGGGCCGCAAGGTCGTCGGTGAGCGTTCGCTGAATGGCGTCAAGGCCAAAATCGACGGCGGTCTGCGTCGTGAGGGAGACCAGATCCGCAACGGTGTGTGTGCCGGTTGGCATAAGCTAGTCCCCTTTCTACGCGTCCCGCGTGATGCGGATATGGGTGGCGGAGATGGAGCGGGCCACGCCCACAGCGTCGCCGGTCGTGGCAACGTTGTCAAGCCGCCCCGCCGTGGCGCCGAGGAAGTACACGGCGCCGGGGGCGAGGCCGCTGCCGTACTCGAAGATGACGCCGCGCCCCCAGAGGGTGACGGGCTCGCCAAGCGCGTAGGTCTTGCCGGTGAAGCCGTCGAGCTCGGCGGCCTCGTTGGCCGCTGTGCCGTTCGACATGAACACCCGGCCATCGCTGGCGCGAATGTAGCAGGGGGCGGCGGTGAGCAGCGCCTCGCCTGCCAGGAGGCCGAGCGAGGCGGGGATCTGGTTCGCGTGCTGCGCGCTGCGCGTCTCCACCGTGGTGGTGGTGGCAGCGGCGGTGATGAGCGCCATAGGAGGGACTCCTTACAGCCCGCCGTAGCGGGCGCGTTTCTCGGCGATGAGGTCGGCCTGGGCGGTGCTTGCTGGCGCCGCGAGCCCGCCAATGCCGCGCGGGCCCGGCGGGCTGCCGCGCTGCGGGGCGGCGGCGGCCATGCTGCCGAGCTTCACGGCGGCGGCCTCCAGCTTGCGCACGGCGGCCAGGCGCTGCGCCGACGTGCCGTCGGCGGGCATCAGCTCGCGTAGCTCCAGGGGCAAGGCGCGCAGCCGAGGCTTGATCTCTTCCTCGACCTCCAGTGCGAGCGCGTCGCGCTCCGCCTGCACAGCGTCGGCGCGGGCTTCTGCGGCGTCGGCGGCAACCTTGCGCTGCTCCGCCACGCTCTGCCACTCGCCCGCGCTTGCGGCGGCGGCCTCGGCGGCGGCGGCCTTGGCGCGGGCCGTCTCGGTGTCGGCGGCCTGCTTCGCCTTGCGGCGATCCTCGGCGAGCAAGGCATTAAGCTCGGCCTGCGTGAATGTGCGCTCCGCAGCGGGCGTGGCGGGCTGCGTGCCGGTGCCTGAGCCCGCGCCGGGGATGCTGCCCGCCCCGTCGGTGGTGGCTGTGGTCTCAGTGTCGGACATGAGGGATGCTCCTACGGGTGGGGGACGCCAAAAGCCCCGCCAGCGGTGGCGAGGCTCAGGGCGAGCCGGGCAACCACGGGCGGGGCCGAGATCCCGAAGCGGGATCGGGGTATCAGTTTGGCTACACTATAGCATAACCGTCAAGGCTGTGAATTACGGGACGTTCGCCTGGGGAGAAGACGCCCATCAGCCGACGCGCTCTCTATGATCCGCGCTTTCTTGTCATACTGCGGCTCCCAGTGTTTGGCTGTCGGCGTTGTCGCCACGGCACAGCTCGCAAAGTGACATTCCCAATAGTCAACGCGATCCGCGCCGCTATGCGAATCCGCCCATGTAACTATCCCGCTTGGGAGAATATCGCCGCTGGCTGCCTGGTCATAGACAACGGAGGCGGTCTCGGTTGTCGTGCCATCAGGCAGGCGGATCGTTGTGACCCGACGATGTGCAATTGCACTCATAGCTCTCCTTCCTGCATGGCAATCCAGAGCAGATACCAGTACACCGTGTCATAGCTCCACGCGCCGCGATACGGGTTCCAGACGCGGTACACAAACTGTGTCTTGTCTATCACGACGTGGATATGGCGCTCCTGCCCGCCGTGCCGCCAGATCGTGCCAACGGGGAACTGCGCAAGCGTCGAACGACGGGCCGCCTCAAGGTCTTCTTGCTCCTCACTCATGTCCATAGCGCGCTTCCTCGCTCGTGCCTCGTCGCTGCTCGTAGTGTACCACGGCCCGCAGCGTCCCCCGCGCGGTCGCTGCGGCGGCGGCGTAGCGCCGCGCGTCGGCGCACGGGTCGTTGACGGCGGCCATGAGATGCCCGTGGGCGCGGCGCAACGTCTCCGCCATGGCGATCAGGTCGGTGCGCGTCGTGTTCACGGTGCTTGCTCCTCTGGGGGCGGCGCCACCATCCGCGCGGCGGGCGCCGGGCCCGTCGGCGGGAACAGCGGGCGCCGGTTAAAGCGGAAGTCCTCGAAGCCGTCGCGGTACGCCCGCTCGGCGGCTTCTGGCGTGTCCTGTCCCGTGCCGACGTTCCACATGCCAAGCAGCACGCCCCACGACACGGCGATCTGCGAGGCGCGCACCAGGGCCGCCTCGTAGTTTGCCCGCGCCAGCCCGAGCCGCTGCTCGGCGGGGGCGCGCAGCTGGGCGATGGTCTCGCCGCTCTGGCCTGAGAGGTAGCGCCCGCCAAGCGCCTTGAGCTCGGGCAGGCGATCCTCGATCAGCTCGATCAGCAGGCGGCACTGGCTGATCGCGTCGGCGATGTTGAGGTCGGCCACCAGCGCCTGCACATTGGGCGCCGTCTGCCCCCGGCTCGTGTCGGTGTAGATCACGTTGCGGCCCGTGAGCGCGATGCGCGTGGGCGCCGGGCCGCTGGCGGAGATGAACCAGTCCACTTTCACATGGTCGTGGATTTGCGTGTTGAGGTGGGTGAGCAGCGCATTGAGCCGGTCAAGGGAGGAGCGGGCGCGGTAGAAGGCGTTCAGCCCGAACGCGTCGCCCGCATCCTCGTGCGGCAGGAGCACGTAGGGCACGACGCCGAGCGTGTTGATGTAGACCGCACCGGGGCCGTTGTCTTCGCGCAGCATCAGGTCGTAGGGGATGAGGCCATTCTGGAGGACACGATACGTGCGCGTGTCCTCTTTGGTGAGCACTTCGCGGATCGTGACTCGCTCTTGCGCATCGCCGAGGCCATAGAGGATGTCATACTCCAGCTCGGCCCCCGTGACGTTGCCACGCGGGTCCAGCTCCACATCGCGGATGACACGCGGGTGCTCGGGTTTGAGGTAGACGCGCCGCCGCGCCGGGTCGGGGTCGTCCTGGGCCACGATGCGCAGCCCGACGGTGCCGTGCATCGGGGCGAGCCGTGCGATCTGCTGCTTTGCCAAGTCCATGTTGCTCGTTGCCCAAATGGCGTCAAGTGCAGGCAGCAGCAGCGCGTTGTCGCTCTGCGCGCGGATGTCGGTGGGGGCATCCTCGGCGGCATCGTCCGTAGAGCGGCGGAACAGCCCGCCGAATACGTGCTGATAGAGCCCCACGACCTCGGCCACGGGGTTGTACAGCCCCGCTAGGTCGGCGGCGCTGGCGTTGCCGAGCGTGGCGTTGATCTGCTCGCGCAGCCCGCCCTCGCTGCCGCGCTCGTAGATTGCATTGTCGTAATACTGCTGGTTCATCTCATAGACGACGGCGCGGTCAAGATAGGCCGGGCGCGACTGGTTGCCCGCCGCCGTGATCAGACGCGCCAGCGCGCTGAATGGATTCTGTGCAAACAGCGTCATACGGGCGCCTCTCTACTGAGCGCGGCGAGGGCGGCGGCAGACCATGCGCTTGACGGCCCGGCCATGATCCCATAGCGAAGCATATCAAAGTCGTCGTCGCCACCGCGCCCCGCCGCGTCGGCGTCGATCTTCCTCACGTCCTCGGGGTTGCGCGGGTCGGGCGTGAGCCGCGCCAGCGTGTCAAACACGGCCCGACCGCCGTAGCGGTCGTTGAGGAAGAGCGTGGGCGGCACGGGCGGCAATGCGGCGGGGTTGCCCAAGCGCTCGCCCACGGCCCGCGCACCGGCCACACGCGCAATCGTGGCGCGCTCGAGCAGATAGCCGTGGGCGCGGAACTTGTCGGCGATGGTCTCCGGGTCGTCGTGGCCCGAGGCCCAGCAGTCATGCCCCGCCACGATACGCAGCCCCGCCTTGGGCACGCCGAGCGCGGCTAAGAGCTCGTCCATGGCCGCCACATGCTGCGGGATATACCAGCGGTTTCTCGCGTGGCGCCCCAGCAGCACGATGCGCCCGGCGGGGTCGCTGGCAAGCACGCCGAAGCTCAGGAGATGCGCAAAGCCATAGTCAAGGCTCGCCCACACGCGCCAGCCTGGCGGGGCCGCGTG